GAAAAGTATGCTGCTCTGTTTTCAAAACAATTAGAGCAATCAAGTTAATAATATTATTAACTTGATTGCTCTAATTGTTTTGAAAACAGAGCAGCATACTTTTCTTCTTCAGAGGAAAAGCGGTTCAAGCGGAATGAATACCTCTTGACCAGTTTCTCGAAAGCTCGAGAAACTTTGCGGTCTGGTGATTCTAAATCATCCAGATCAATGTCTTTAAGTTTTGAAATCTTAAAGACCTTAAAGGCAAGACTTCTTGCCTCGTTTCTCTCTACAGCCAAAGCTTTAAAGGCTAATGGCTTAGAAAAAGAAGAGAGACGATGTAAGTAATCGTCTTCCCAGCGAATGTATTCGTCGTATGGTAAACCATTCGACACATCATTTGCAACTCTCACAAGTTCACTTGAAAGTGAATTCTTGAGAACGTCTGTGCCTGATAAAAGGCTAACCAGTTGCATCGACTGCTTCCGAAGAAACTCCATAAATGGTGTTTCCGGGAAGTACCAAGAGGGTTCAAGCTCTTGAGTCGACCATTGGACTAATTCAGTGAATAAGTCCTTCCCCGTGTTGCTTATATAAAGCGAACGGATGGCATATTCCATTGAAGAAATTGCCTTCTCAGCTAAGAATCTAATTCTTAGATGCGGTGACCATTGTGCACTATCAGAATCATCAGATTTTGATAAGCCAGAGAATACTACTGGTATCGTGTACATCACGTTAATCGCATTCCGGTTAAAACCGGAACCAAACTGTTGGTAGAGATCTACTACAGACTGCTCATCAAACGATGAGGCGTTACCAGCTCTTGGTCCAAAATTGGACACATCCCTGCACTTGAGAATTAATTCTCGAGCGCATATATAATCTTCAAAACTTTTGAAGATCAGACGGGGTGAAAGTGCTGATATCTCATCACCTTCAAAGGAATTTCTGTGACAGAATTCCGAAATCTTAAAGTCAGGACTGACAATAAGAGACTTATCAGGATTAATCCTGATTCCGAGTATTGACATTATTATTGAATAATAATGAGCAATAGAAGGATGACATATGAATATGTCATCACCAACAATCCCATAGTAGGATCGAGGGTCTTTAAGAACCCTTCCCAGCATTCCTGCTTTGTTGGCAGCTATCCACACAATCATGTGATGGGTAAGCGCAAGTCCAACACTCCACGAGCTGATTAGGCCCATGGGTTGTCCAACTCGGTACCACTTCCCGTTATCAGAGGGAAGCTCTGTCAGCACTCGTCTCCAAAGAGGAGCAATTATCTTGCCATTTGGTAAGAGGTGCTTCAGTACAGATTCAGAGAACCTGACCGGTATACCGTCGGTTGCATTTGATAAATCAAAGCAATTTATGTAGGGTCTCTTAGAGGTAAACTCTGAGAGAACTCTGAAACCTTTTTCGTGAGAAAAAGTATAATCAGAGGTAAAACTCTTGAGGAGCTTAAAAGCCCACTCATGAATGGGGGACAGCACATACTGTGTTGTATAATCCCCAATCCCTATAATCCTGGTTTTAAAACCAGGAGAGCCGAACGCTACCGTCCGACGCATATAGGAATGAAGAGCTCCCTGAGGAGGGATACTCTTTTTCTTAAACGACATAGTCGGAAAAGAGATATTGCCAATGGCATTGCCAAGGCAAACAAGAAGGTCATAATATGACTCATCCTCTTTGAGGCTGATCAGATGAGCAGCTCTCAATTCGGAAGACGCACCAGCAATAGCGGGTGCATATCCCTTAATAGGGACCTTTCTTCCGTTGAACCTCGCAGTACCATGCTTGGAAAGCATGATTGCGTGCTCCTGAGGCCGTAAGGCTTCAGTAAATGGGTGCTTCTTGGAAAATTCCTTGAAGTCCGGATGTGTAATCACAGATTGCACTTCCTGATCGAACGAAAAGTTCGAATCCTCCAACGAAATTGAATTTCGTTGATCTTGACCTGACTGAGTAGCAGTCATAAACTGCTCTTCAAATTCAGTCAACTTCTTATCAATCGTAGATTGATTAGGAAGATACAGATCGTAAGATCTGAATATAGTCGAGAGACCCAACAGGGTTGTAGGATCATCCCTAAACTGCAATGCCAGCCTATATAAAGGCATAGCATGACGGAACTTCCGACTAGGGAGGGCAGAATGCCCTATAGTCAGAAGAAACTGATGTCGGTAGGACTTATACCTACTCACGGCATTCAGACCCTCAGCTTTAATGGATAAATCCATTTGCATCAGGTATTGCACGAGCACTCCCTTATAGGGACGCAACGTAGGGATAGCAGTTGTTATAAACAACGCTACCTTGCCAATCGGTTCTTTGTAAAAAGAATTACGTTTGGCCCTTTCAAAGTGGTTTCGACTACCTTGATCTTCTACGGTCATGGCAGTTCCCCCTTTCGAGGTAAGCAGTAGTAGATCGAGCTCGGACTGTAAG